AACACCACACAACACGAAGCCGATTGGCTTCCGTTCATATCGTGATGGGTACCTGGTAGAAAGAGTTGAGAAAGGATTTGAATTTGTACATAAACTAATTTGGAAACAACATCATGGAGATATACCACCAGGAATGTTTGTTGTATTCAAAGACCGAAACAAGAACAACATTTGTATTGAAAACTTGGAAATCATTGACCGAGTTGAAAACATCCGGAGAAATCACATCCAAAATCTACCACAAGAATTGAAAGAAGTAGTACATATTAAAAAATCAATCACACGAAAAATTAATCAAATAGAAAAAAATGGCACGAAATAAAATCAACGATCTCCGTGATCACCTTTTTGAAACCCTGGAACGCCTAAAGGATGGCGACATTGACATCGCAACTGCAAAAGCAATGGCAGATGTTGGACAAGTAATTATCAATTCAGCAAAGATTGAAATTGATTTCATCAAAGCAACTGGATCAACGAAGGATTCAGGATTCATTCGGTTAGGGGAAGGCAATGAAAAGTTGTTATGAGAATAATTGACAGACGCAGAGACGAACAACTCGGAACAAAAGCCAAAGGATTGCCAATGTACAAAGAGTTCATACAACTCGTTGAAAAGGACAAGAGGGTACAATCATACTACAATATGAAAGATATGCTCTTAGATGCCTTCAAATGGGATAAAACGCCACAAGGTCACGAGTACTGGCAATCCGTCTATGATTCAATTGTTATTGCAGACCATCCGAAATGTCCCCAGTGCAACACCATCGGCAAGGTAAAATTGCTCAAGACCGCAAACAAGCACAAGTGTAACAAATGTAAAATCACATTTTAATGAACCAGTATCAAGAAATTCACAACCTTAAACAGGAACTAAAGCGGATGCGATTATTGATGACCGAACTCACAATAACGCACGACAGAGAAATCACACGATTGAAAAGAGAAATCTTAAAACCAAAGTGCGATATCAACAACATTGATGCCCATTGGACAGATGCAATGCGGATATGTTGTCAAACATATGATGTCACACCGGATCTCGTAATCTCGCACAACCGAAGACAAGCAATCGCATATGCACGACATATGTTCTCATTCCTTTGCCGTAAACATTTGAAGATGACATTCACTTCAATTGGCTATATACTACATAGAGATCATTCCAGCGTGATGAATGCCGTGAATGTGTATGATAATTTGATAACTCACGACAGAATAACTCGCCAACATTATGAGAAAGCCGTTCAATTATTGGGTGATTACTTGCACCAAAGGTCTCTCGTCATCGATTCACATCTTGTATGATGAGGATCAGGTGATAAGATGTCAAAAAAAATACGAAAAAGATGGTTATATTTGCATTATTGAAAAGAAAAATTGAATAAAGCCGACATCATATTGGAGTTGTCCAAAGCCGATTGGCTGAAGAAAGCAACCAAGAACATTGCAAAAAACAATGAGTTGGCAAGGGAGTTGTATCAATTTTACTTTTTAACCATCCTTGAGAAACCTGATGAGCAAATTGAAAAAATATACAGAGACGGATACATCCAGTTTTGGTCAATCCGTCTTTTATACCTTTGTATCAACGGCAACCGGCATCCCTTTGGCGAATCAAGAATATATGATCAACACGATGTGTACGAGCTTGACTTCGCTGAAGAGATTGACTTACTGGATGAGAGGGAACAAGCCGAAGGAATCGAACTTGAAAGAATCAACAAAATAAACCAAGTCACAGAATCAGCATATTTCTATGAACGAGAACTTTTCAAACTATGGTGTTCAGGAATGTCAGCAAGGGCAATCCATAGAAAGACAGATATCTCCGTTCGTGAAGTGCTGCGAGTGATTAAACTAATGAAAGAAAGATGTATAACGAAATAATTGGAATCGCTTGTTTAAGCATTATAATCGTAAACTTTGGCAAACCAGCCGACCTTCTTAAACGCTATCTCTACGGTAGTGACTATTCCAAATGGAAGCGAATGAAACCCCTTGACTGTGCGTTCTGCTTGTCGTGGTGGTTGGGCTTGTCCTTTTTCCTATACACATACGGTTGGGTGGGGATACTTTATGCATCCATTGCAACTGTGATTGTCGCACTATTAGAAACCAAACTATGACACCACAAGAAAAAGCAAAAGAATTAATACGACAATTTTATTCAGTCGGTGCTGTTGAATGCAAACAATGTGCATTGATTGCGGTTGATGAAATATTATCTAACCCATTGTTTTTTTCCGATTGGGGACAATTATATTTTTGGCAATCAGTAAAAAAAGAAATAGAAAAACTATGAGCAACATTGAATTCATACTATCACTCCAGCCGTTGTACGACAACTGGAAGAAAACACAAGTGTTCAACCCAACACCAGAACAAGGGGCAATCCTGAACAATGTCCACCGTGAAATCTTCGGAAGGAACTTGCCGAATTGCAGTACCTGTATAACAGAAGCGTTGCACTCACTTTTGATTTGGGCAAACCAACAACAAGAAGCCATCACCAAAGCACAACTTGCCGATGATGAGCAGAAACCAAAGAGGAGAAGAAAGAATGAAAGCAATCCTTGAATTCAACCTTGACGAGGAAAGAGAAGAGTTTGACTTCGCAATCAATGGTTCAAAATACCATTCAGTCATTTGGGACTTAGACAACCACCTAAGAGGATTGATTAAGTACGCACCGGATAACCAAAGCGAGGATACTTACAAAGCGTTGCAAGAGACAAGAGACAAACTTCACCAACTGCTGAATGAGTACAATCTTGAAATATGAAGAAACACACAATGCACTATCTCAATCATTTCGGTTATGACATAAGTGACTTCATCCCTTGTGAGGTGTGTGGCAAAACTGCCGTGGACATCCATCACATTGAACCCAGACAAATGGGAGGGACAAAGACAAAGGATGTGATTGAGAATTTACAAGCATTGTGCAGAGAATGTCACATCAAATATGGTGACAAGAAACAATACAAGGAGTGGTTGAAATCCATTCACGAGCAAAGATTGTCAATGGTAAAATAACAGCGAAATAACAACGAGAGCAATGGCAAATGAACAGAACTTGAAACCATTCAAAAAAGGTGGGGATGAAAGGATAAATCTGCAAGGAAGACCGCAGAAACTCATCACACAAATGAAGGAGATTGGATACACCAAATCCCAAGTGGAAGATACGATGTTGTCTATGTTGTCGCTTGGGCGTAAAGAACTGGAGAAGATAGATCGTGGGGATGAATACACGATAATGGAACGCACGATTGCCGGTGCATTGTTGAAAGGTCACGACAAGAACTCTCTGTTTAACTTGGAGATGTTGCTCACACGATCACAAGGCAAACCAAAAGAAACAATTGACCAAACGATAGAAAGTAAAAATTTCACAATAACTTTGAATTTAGATGAGAGCAAGTTGGAGAGGTGAGGATAAACTCCCACCACAAGATGAAGACATCCAAGTCGTTTACACTACGGATGCGAGAATAACTTTGGCAAGGTACTTCGATGACCTTTGGGTTGAAGAGTACAGCAATGCAATTATTGATGTGGCATATTGGATGCCTATCCCAGTAACCCCGAACGAATGACATCACAAGACAAAGCACAAGAAATCAAAGAATCGTTCAACAACTCGTTGACGGTTAAGGATTGCTCATTGGTTGCAGTTGACCAAATCATTGAGGCGTTGTCTCATAAAACTTGGGAGAATCGCAATGAGTTGATGTTCTATTTGGAGGTCAAACAAATACTGCAAGAATTATGAGGGTTATCCAATCCGGACATCTTGGTGATTTGATCTATTCACTTACGGCAACCAAGCGAGTTGCAGAGTTACACGGTGCGGTAGATTTCCACATCGGATTCCGTGAGCAGAATGGTGTTCCCGGTCATCCAAGCGGTGGGTACTGTATGAACTTAAACTCATACGAATATATCAAACCATTACTTGAGCATCAATCGTACATCAGAAAGGTTGAGATGCACTCACACATTGATATGGGGTATGACTTTGATAAGTTTAGACATCACGGATTGAATCTCGTTGCTGGTGATTTGAGACGGAATCACTTCCTTGTCTATCCCGAATTGATAACAGACCTTCACGAACCTTGCATTGAAGCGAGTGAACCGATTCCATACTTTGCGGACAAGATTCTCTTAAACTTCTCATCTCGTTATCGCAACCACGACATCAACTATTTCCCACTCAAGGAACACAAGTGCGTTTTCTTTGGATACGAATCGGAATACATCGCATTCACGGAGAGATGGCAATTGGATTGTGAACTCTTGAAATGTCAGGATGCTTTGATGTTGGCAACCATTGTTGGCAGTTGCAAGGCGGTCATTGGTAATCAGTCAAGCACCTACGCAATCGCAGAGCAAATGAAGGTAAAACGATTGCTTGAGGTATGCGTACACTCACCAAATGTTATCCCTGTCAACAATGGCTTTGACTATGTAACGAATCAAGGCTTTAATTACTTACTTAATACCCTATGAAACTCTTAATACTAACAGACGGAATCAATGGTGTGGTTTATCATCGCATCTACGCACCACACTTGAGAATGCAGATAAACGGAGAAGCGATAGTGGATGTTTGCCAATCACAAGCCGAATGGATGACGGTTGACCTTGCACCCTACGATGTGATTGTTTTCTCACGATGGCTTGGAAAGAACCAGTACGATGTATTAAAACGCATCACGGATGCCGGGAAACCTTATGTCATTGATGTGGATGATTATTGGGTACTCCCAAAATACAACCCAGCATATTGGGCATATCGCAAAGGGATCAAGAATTGCATCAAGGATGCCATCAACTATGCGGATGCTGTATTCTGCACAACACCAAAGTTGGCGAATCAGGTGAGGGCAATCAATGACAATGTCTATATTGTGCCAAACTGTTTGGATACATCTCACAACCAATGGAAGCAACCAAAGGAAAAGAACGAGAGAGTGAAAATAGGGTGGGTTGGTGGAATCACACACGAAGAGGATTTGAAGCTCATTGCTGATGACATCAATTCAATGGATGTGGATTTCTACATTTGCGGTTACACTCCGAGTGATCATTGGAACAACATCGTGAAACTGATTCCCAAAGCCAACATCGTTCAAGGCACTTCCGTATTTGAATACGGTGAGGTCTACAAGCACTTTGACTTTGTACTTGCACCGTTGGTCGATAACAACTTTAACAACTGTAAGAGTGAATTGAAGATTGTGGAAGCCGCTGCCTATTCTATCCCCATCATCTGTTCAGCGGTTTACCCATATTTATACCACACGGCAAACGATGGTGTGATCTTCGCAACGCAAAACAACTGGAAGGCATCCATT